GATTGGGCGATTGTCTTCTTGGTTTGTGTATAGCTCTGCGCGAACGATGAAACTTCTATCGTCACGATGAACTAGGAAAGTGTGGATTCTGCCGTTTGGGAATTGCGCCCAGAATTTCTTGAGTCTGGATTCAACTGTTTCATAATCGTCTAAGTTGAACTTAGCCATGAGTTGCCTTCCGTTTGGGGGTTCCCGCTGGAACCTGTTGGGCGATACCTTACGGCATAGATTACGATTTGGGAAGCACCCAATTTCGGGCGTTTCGTGCTTAGATTAGGTCATGATTAGAGTCCAAATCAGTCTGTACGGCCTTGCCGTTATGGTAGAGGCTGAACTGAAGTACCCCGATCAGATTGACGATATTGTGGGCAGAGCCAGCACCCTATTTGTAACGGGCTTAATGGCAGCCAAGAACCAAGAAATAGATATTTCTCAGGTCAGTTTCTTAGATGATGAAGAGAATTAGCCCTTTTTCTGCTCTGCGTAAATAAATGGTGGGCCTGTATAGGGATCATGTTTTGCGGCTATTTCTAACGCTCGCTTGATTGACTTGCCCGACTCCAATGCGCCCAGAGCGAGTGAGCTACCCGAACCGATAGCGTATAGACCACCAGCATCAATAGAAACGGCGAAATCATCCCCAATGTCAAACACTTCACCACATACTGCAATAAGGAACGCGAATCGAGTTTCCTCATCTTTATCTCCCTCTAACTTGAGATCGTTGTCTTTGAAGCATTGTTTGAGCGATGGGATTACTTGTGAGATTACAAAGTGGTAAATGTCTTTTTTATCATTAGCAGTTGGTACTGGTGGGTTCCAGATATGTTGAGCCACATCGCAGTAGCTAGACAACCCGCTTCCGGCAACGATGTATCGCCCGCGATGGCTAATTTTCGCCATGTGAATATGTGAGTATTTTCTAGTCGCAGTCACCTGAGCATCTGCGCCAAATCTCACTCCTTCGGCGGTTTGCACCGCAACGATGGTAGTCATTAGTCAAGCCAAACTTGATACTGTGCCGTCACTCTGCCCTTTTCAGGATCAATAAAGTGCAAGCGTTGAGATGGCATACCACTAGCCGCCATTGAATCTCTGGCGTATCGGTTATCTGATTCAGTAGAGCCTGTCCAATAGATGTTGTAACTTTTTTGAATTGGCTCCTGAGCATGACGGTGATAATGACCTAGATAAATGTCGTGGAAATCGTAATCGTGTGCGCCAGCCTTCCAGCGATTAGCACCGGCAATCCAAGCACTAGGAGAGGCGAATCCTGAGCGACCCAACTCATCGCCATGCATTAACAAAGCGCGATAACTGCCGACCTGCACTTCTTGAATATCCTCTGGGCAGTCATTCCATGTAAGGCGTTTTTCATCGGCGAGAATTGTCCGAGCGAACTCATAACACATTCGATCTACATTATCATTTTTAGGAACTTCTGCTCGCTTGCCTCCGATGCGGCCATGATTGCCCCACTCAGCGACAACCGTGACCTTTTCAAAGTTGGCGAGCATGATTCTTACAAAGTCCACCATGAGGCGAGATACCTGTGTGAACTGTCCAAAGAGTGATGAGTCAATCTGCCAAAGTTGAGCAGGATAATTAAAGAGTCCTTCAACCATGTCGCCACCGAACATAACCACGCACTCTTTAACTGGATGGTGTTCGCGTTGCAAATCCGTAAGGTGAACAATCTTGTCTGCAAACTGTAAAACTCTTTGGCGCATGATTTCGGAGTTGTAGCTCGTAGTGACCTTTGCGCCTTGCCAATCGGTTGAGTGAATTAACGCCACCTCTGCTCTGCTTTTGCGAGCATCTTTCTTGGGTGCCAAAACTGGTGGGACTTTACCGAGAGCCAGCATTGCTTCATACGCGCCTTGTTGAGTTGCTGTGACGAGTTGATCGTTGCGGATTTTTGCGGCGGCTAATTGCTTTTGAGCGTTATTTAACGCGGCGCGAAGGGCATCTAGCGTTGAGTCATCCTCGGCTTGCTTAATTGCTTTTTCAAGACTCATCGATGCCTACAATCTTTCGCCCGTGTTGGATGTAGCCTGATAGGTCTAGCCAAGAGTCTTCGTGTTGTGGGTTATTTGCGATTCTGATTATTTTAAGAGCGAGCATCATAAGATCAACTTCGTGGGCAGGGATATCATCTCTGTTAAGGATTGCTCCCCACATTCGCCCAATACGGGTAAAGGCCTCCTCTGGACTGCCATAAGTTTCTTGGCGGTCTTTCAAGATTTCGTTTAGTCCTCTGATGGACATAAGCATTTCCCGTTGCGGTGTTTGTTAAAGGTAGCCTCTGCGATTTGGAAACCCTCTGATCTAAGAGCTGATACGAGAGTCGATGTTGGGACTCCTGTTTTAATAGCGTTGAGCAACACTTCGCGGTCTTTCTTATCAAGCATTTCTGTAATGATCGCTAGTGTGCATTTATAGGTTTTAGCGGTGAACTTTTCGATTGAGTCGGATAGTGCCATTGGTTGCCTCCCTTTCAGGGAGAAGCGTACCGAGAATAATTACGGGAAGCGATTTGACACGCAATAAGAAAACCCCCGCCTTTTATTGACGAGGGTTCTATTGCTGGTTTGATAGCACTCACGCCAGCGAGCAATGTTAAGTTTTTTTGGATCGTTGGCGGTTGCCAACGGGATGATCTTATAGGCACATTGTTAAAAATAGCAATAGGAAACCAATAAAAGTCCAGAGATAAATCATTCCTTTATCAGCCCGCTGTTGATCTTGATGACCTGCTTGACATCTGCCCCTTCAGGCTTATACGGGTCTGAGGGTATGGCTATCGGCTTGGTCACTCCCCCATCGTCTATGTTGGCGAGGTATGGGGTAGCGATGTGAGAATCAGGGGTTACATTCGGGTTTGCCATAGACTCATGCGAAACTAGACCGCCAGTAATAAAGCCGACCAAGATGTACCCCAGGTGGGGCATATCGTGTTGAAAGCCGGTAGCCGCCCAAGTCGAGAACGCGCCAGTCATAGCGATCGTGAGTTGCTTGGCATCGAATATGTGAAACCTGAAGTGGTCTTTTAATTTCATAGTGTGCCTTTGAGTTGATCGTAAATAATCTGCGGAAGTGCGCCCGTAACTTTCAGCCCTAGATTGACCTCATATTTAACCAGCGCGGCTTGCGCGTAGGTGTTCATAATGCCCGTGTCGTATTGGTGGGGGAGTAATCCAGCCTTTGTAAGAGCCAACTCAACTGCCATGACTGCGGAGTTTTGCTGACCTAGATTGAAGGCGGTTTTAGAAACGGGAAAAGGTGGAGCTACGAATACAGTTTTAGCAGGGGTTGAAGCGGTTGGGGTAGTAGTCAGCATCCCGTTGTGCATGATCCCTGTGGCACCGGCGATGACTGTTCCCGTTCCACCCACTACCGCAGTCGCCTTCTTGCTCGTAGAGCCCTTAGAAACGGGTTTGAGGGGTACTGGGTACTTAGGTCTAACAATCGCGGCAATGAATAAGTACGGGCGATGAACGCGCCAGCACCCACTTTCGTGAACGGCATCATTGGGGTTGCCTGTATTGAAACCGATGGTGGTAATGCCGTCTGGAGAAGCGTTCTCGATAATCTCGACATGATCAACGGTGCCATCTGAGTTCCAGTCATAAAAGACAAGATCGCCAGGTTGCGCGGCGTATTTATTGACAACTAGCCCTTGCCGTTGAAACCAGGGCAACGCGGCAGGGTTATAGGCAAAACCTTTAGGAGTTTGCGCGGCTATGAGGTGAGAGAGTCCAACCTGAGCAAAGCACCAAGAAACTCCCATCGCGCAATAAGGTGCGTTTTTAATTCCGTACCAGTCGCCATAAGGGTTTTCATCTTGCGCCCCCGCGTGAAAGCCAAGTTGCGAGCGAGCTACATTAAGGACATCAAGCGCGGTGGACATCTGACCTCTTTCTTAACACAAAAGCCCCACCCCGTAGGGCAGGGCTTTAAGTCATGGGACGAAGCCCATAACGGCGTGTGCTTATGCTACTACTTAGCCTTCGGAGTTTCAGCCGCAACGATCTTATTCGCATCGGCAAGTACGGCATCAACGCCAGCCTGAACCAATGGAGCAGGTGCGCCTGTGTCTTTCGTGATTGTATTCACAAGGCTCTTTGGGTTAATACGAGCCAAAAGTGGAGCGAGCAATCCGCCGACAAGTGCTTCAATAATGATCTGCTTAACGGTTGCGTGTGGGTCAATCTGATAGGCGGCATATCCAGCAGCGACTACACCGTAGCCGTAATGCTCAAGAAGTGCCTTTTCTTTTGCTGTGAGGTTGAGTTTGAACTTAGCCATTTGTTTCCTTCTTTCCGATGAGGTTGCGAACATATTTTTCTGCTTCAAAATCGCTAGCGGCTGCTACATGAACCCCACCTGAACCGCGATGATGGAACTCGCAAAGCCAAACTAGGTTCTCTGCCGATTCTACCCATTTTCCTACTTCGTCAGGGTTAGATACTCCTGGATAATCGACTTCCAGCCATTTGAGATCGACCCCGTTTTGTAATGAGAATTCGATGTGCGCGTGATGTAATTCAAGAGGCTTATCAAGGCTGCACTCTGAGAAGTCATCTCTGTGTTCTCCAATTGAGCATTTTGCTGTGTCATGGGTTGCCTTGTGGTAGTGGTTGAAATCGACATAATGAGGGTCATCGGTGCGAGCTGGATGCGCCGGATAGTGGATTGTGTAAGAGTGAGTCACATTCCCATCGTGAGCATCGGTCATTTTAATCCTCTTTTTGCGCTTTGAGAACTGCTATATCCGTTTTAATGCTTTGCTGGTTCTCGATCAGAGCATCGACTTTGTTAATCAGCCCCGTCTTACCATCGTTAAATAGCGCGTATTCAATACGGTCTAAACGCTTGTCCAGTTTTCTCTGTCCTTTGAGAATGAAAAAGATAGGTGTTCCGATAATAACTATGCTCTCAAGGGTTGCCCAAATAGTGTTTGAAATTGAGTTAGCGTTATTCCAGAACATAGTTGCGCCCTTTCGGGTTATGGGTTAGACAATGGTGACGGTTCTAATTGTACCAATTGAGTCCACGACTTTCAGAGTGTTAGTTGTTGAGTTGATCCACATATCTCCGTTGCGCCGATTTGTCGGGTCGGTAGCGACAACTGGAACTGAAAATCTTTGAGCAGTTTCTAACTTACGAACTCGCGCATAGATGTCGTCAAAGATGTCTTTTAGATTAGGCGGAAAGTTTAGGTAGCCCATGTCACTCCTAGTTTGATGTTGTAGTAAGTGTAATCGTTACAGTTTCGGGAGCGTTATTCTCTCCAGCCGTGACATTGTAGGCAACGATTCTGTAAGTGGTATCTAGCTGAGTCGGGAACCTGTCGTCAAGGATTCTGATACGCGCATCATCCCCCACTTCATAAGAGCCAAAGATCGGGTCAGCATAAGGTGGGATTGTGATTTTAATTGTGGTCGGTGGGTAGGAAACGACTGAAACCTGACCCGTAGCAAGGTTGGAGAGCAGGGTCGCATCAGATACATCCGAGTAATTAGATTGCTCCTCTAGCAAAGGCCAGCCAGCCGCGATCTTAGAACCATCGACTGCCGTAGATGTCAGTTTTCCCGGATTAGAGCCAGCCCCTAGCGCATAGAGAGTATTGGCGGCGGTGCTTCCATCTTCAGGCCATGTGTATTCAATAATGTTGCCCGGCAATTCAAAGACTGGAGCCGTGAGGGAAGTCGCTGAATAAACCCGACCATAACGGGGATACCCGAGGCGCAAGAGTTTGGCAGGGTTGCCGTTGGAGTCATAATAGACATAAATGTTGAAGTCAAAGCCCGTAGTAGATCGGGATAAATCTTGGATAAGAGAGAAAACCGTCTTGTATTCGTAGCCATAGACGGTGCGGTTAATTAGTACGCCTGAAGTTTCGCCACCTAACTGCACATTGATATTTCCATTTATAGCCGCTTGAGCATTGGTGATAAGAGTTTGAACAGCCGTGAGTTGGTCGGTGCTGGTGAAAACTGTGTCGGATGTAATCCTTCGGCGTTCAAAGTAGGACTCGAACTCTCTGGCGGTTAATTTAATTCTCTGTGATTTTGAGTTGTATTCTCGCGCCCAAAGAACCCCACCCCATACCAAAACACCATCTCGATCTACATAAACGGCGGTGCGAGCAGGGATAGTCGCACTTGCCACATTGAGGTTCGTTGTATTGACACCTGAGATAAGTAGCTCTCCCGTAAAGGTTCCTGCCGTGTTTAACTGTTGCGTGAAATTGACAGCCGTTAGCGGTAATTCAGCAAGAATCGAGTTAGTTAGTAGGTCGGCAAATAGATAGCGGTAGTTAGCCATGCAATTACTTTACTGATTCGACAGATATTTTAGGTGCAATGAATTCGTCTTTGTCTTTGTCATAAGTAAAGCCAACGCCAGCAAATCTCCCCCTGAATTTGCCATTGTAAGAAGTTTGAATCCAAGTACCGCCAAGATTATTGACAAGCCATGAATAGCCTTCATCGCCAGCTGGATCATTGTTATCAGTCACAAGTACCCGAACCACTTCATTTTTTTCATTAATCTCTGCAAAATGAGCCATGATTACACCGCCGTTTTCAAATATCGTACAACGATTATTCCTGAGCCACCATTGCCGCCATTGTAAGTTCCGCTTCCTGTTGTGGTTCCACCGCCACCACCACCTGTGTTGGCAGTTCCATTACTACCTACAGCATTAGATGCTCCATTACCACCACCGCCAACGCTGGCAGTTCCATTTGCACCACCACCACCGCTGGCAAGATAGCCACCGATTGGGGGCCATGAAGAATAGTTTGCACCTGTTCCACCATTTTGGTTAGTAGCAGCAGATCCAGCACCACCACCGCCGCCTTGCACCGCTGAAGCTCCGAAAGTTCCACCTAATGAATATCCATTATTACCTTGGCCAGCAATACCCGTTCCTGCTGAGTAAGTTGTGCTAGTTCCTGTAAAATTGACAGAGTAACCGCCAGCACCGGATCCACCATTTGCATTTGATGTGCTTGACCCACCGCCACCACTTACAGAATAAGATCCAAGAGATGATGCGTTTCCACTTGCAGATGATGAAGCTCCACCTGCTCCAACTGTGGCAGTATAAGAATTAGATGATAAAGAAGAAGAACTAAATAAAGTCAAGCCACCAGCACCACCGCCACCGCCTGTTATGTATTGCTGGAATGGTGAAGTGATCCATTGCCCTTGCCCACCAGCACCGCCACCAGCAACTAGAAGGATGTCGCAAGCCAAAGGAGAATTAGCAATTGTAAGGGTTCCGCTAGATGAAAATGTTCGGTAATAATAAGTGGCATCTGAAGTTAAAGTTCCACCGCTGACAATTGGTTTCAAATGTCCAGTCTTGGCAGAAGCAACAATTCCGGAAATCATCAGGAAATATCTCCCACAACCAACCAGTTATTTGCAGAAGTCTGGATGGCGCTTGCCGATGCGTACTGCGCTCTCAACTTTGGAGTTGCGGCAGTTGCACCCGTTGAAACTATCGTGACACCAGAACCGCCAGAGATAGTCACTTGACCTGCTCCATATTGAGCAAAGTTGAGTTGAGTTCCTACCGCGTAAGCAACTGAAGAATTGGGAGGAATTGTGACTGCAATGGCAGAAGCATTCGAAAGAGTGATGATGGAAGTGTTGTCGGATAAGACTGGCGTGTAAGTAGTGCCTGTTTGCGCGTTTATTGAATAGACAAGAGTCTTGTTGGTTAGCGTGTCAGTTGTTGCCCTGCCGACGATGGTATCAGTCGAAGTAGGCAAGGTTAGTAATCCAGTATTAGAAATAGTAGAAATTACTGGCGCGGTTAAAGTCTTGTTAGTTAGGGTCTGCGTTCCTGTCAGAGTTACGACAGGCAGGTTAGTCGTAGTGTTCACTCGAAGATCGGTAATGTTTGCAGTCACGATAGATGTAACAGACGTACCGACTGCGATCTGAGCCAATGCGATCGAGTTTGCAGGTGTCGAAGGCACGACAGGCGAAGCGGCAACAGTTCCAGTAACCACGTTCACCGCGATCTGGTTAAGAGTTCCAGAGTAATAGGCATCGCTGACGGTTAAGCAAACTAGGTCAATGCGAGAGTTTACTGACGGCGCAGTAGCAATAGCGGCGTTGACTGTTGCATCGTTATAGCCAACGTAAACTCCCTGTGTCGAGGTGCTAGTTCCTAAGATAGCCGCCCAACCTGCCGCAATGTTTACGCTCATGTTCGGCGTTCCATTTTGCGTTACTGCTAGAGATGACGTGCCGATAATGCCAGTCGTCGCGTAGAGTGCCTGAGTAGATAGGCGGTCATTTTCAGCAGGGTGCGACCCATTCTGTAACCAACTCGGCGGGGTTCTTAGTGCCATCTTTTCTCCTTAGATGTAAGCATTATTCCATTGTACCGTTGCGTTCGTAATTCCGTATGTTGTGCCTGTACCGTAGAAATAGAATTGATTATTACCGGGTTGAGCCGCAAACCACGAAGACGAGCCTAGCAACAGATTACGGGCAGGGCTTCCGTTTAGCAAAATCGTTCGGTATTGAAGGTCGATAGTAATAATGTCTGACTGCGCCATCGTGTAGTTAAAGTTAAGTGCGCCACCTGTTGTTGAGTTTCCGACAACTGGGTTAGTGACGGGTCCGTAAATTGTGATTAGTGGGTAAGTGTTTGTCCATCCCGCATTGTTTACAGTCACCGACTGAGTGCTTGAACCACCGCCATAACTCAGATTATAGGTGCGATTGTAGGTGCGCCCTAGCGGAGTCGTATAGGTCATAGTCTGCGATTGGGTAGTGTTGTCGTAATAGCGAGGGTCAGGGCAAAAGAAGTCGTATTGGGCTTTAATGAAGCCGTAGGTGTATTCGGGATCGACTGTGAGTTTTGATGCTCTCACGCGAGCGTTGATGAATTGAAGTCCATTGGCAGGGGAGATCTGAAACTGAAGTGGGGTTGTGCCTGTTTGCTGAGGCTGGAGATTGGCTTGCAAGAGGTTTAGGTTTTGAAATGCTGAGTTGCCGTTACCCGACAAGATGAGCATGGTCATTGTGATCGTTCTACCGTTAAGGAAATCTCGACCTGAGAACATTCCGTCTTGGTAGCCGCGATCTGCATCTTGAACGCGCAAAGTTGGCAGACCTTCTAATCCATCAACCGAGGTAATTTGATAAGGCGAGCCTGCGCCACCGAATACAAATCCGTTAAAGGCAAAAGAGTAATAGTTGAGTGAAGATACGGTTGCCATTAGTTACCTCTCGCAGAAGTTCCAGATAACAAGCTAGGAGCAGAAACATTAGTGGCGATTGGTTGTCCGAACTTAGCCGCCGAGGTCACGGCGTTTGCCATATCTGCTGCTGTTGCGGTTGTCGAAGCGTAGATAGTTGTGTTCACGCTGTTGTCTGTGT